TAGAAAAGTCATCTCTTTTTTGATCCACTCGATTACTAATGATTCCCAAGTCTTTCTTGTAGCGCCATCTTTCATGCGCTGCCCATGCGATCTCATAAGTATCTAGCTCAGATAATCTGACAATCATGAAAACAAGAAATACCCAAAAAGCGTAACAACCACTAAACACACATACAGCACTTCAGATAAATGGCGCTTGCGATAGCTCTCAGGATCAAGGAAAGCCGTCTGCAAAAGAATGGCATCTGAATCCATCTCTGGTCTGCAATCCTTTTCGTAATACTTACCAATCTCAATTTTTCCAGTGTTGTATGGTGTATTCATGTTATCTCCTAATAAGTGCCAGCTATCCAAGTAGTTGGCTGGCGCAACCCCTAACTACCTGGCTAATTCACGCCAGATTCCTCTTGGACTAGTGAAAATTCTTCCATCGTTTCAATCATGACTGTTAATCCTCCACCTTTTTTGATGTCACAACGCTTGATCTCAATAAAATCAATGTTGAAATCGTCATCAAAAACCCCTGCATCTTGCAAACTATCCTCAATAATCTTCAAAAGGTTTGAAATATCCCTTTTGCGTTTATCAGGAGGGTAAGCCCAAACAATCAGCGCAATCTTGGCATTATTGAACTTTGGTGTTCGATATTCAGCGACATACTCTTGCACTGCGGTTTTGTAGGCTTTAGCTTTAGCGTTAGGAAAGCGCCTACCCCTAGCGTTAATGTAAAGATGATTAACACTTGGAGGGTAGGGCAGATTCAAAACTACCATTAGCAGCCAGGAGGTCCGAAAGGTCCATCTACATTGGTATCCCAACAGCAGATTTCACCATCATCAGTCCTGCTGCATTTTTCGTATGCAAAAGCGTTGCTAATGAGCATCAAACTAAAAAGGCACATCAGAATCTTGAACACGATTGACCTCCTTTGGATAAGTACCGCCATTATCAGGCTTCCAATTGTCCTCAGAAAGACTGATTAAGCTGCCTTTAGGCGTTTGCTTAGTCCACCCTGCAATCTTGAGAGTTTGCCCTGCTTTGTAATCCTCAGAAAGCAACAATGTGCCTTTCCAATCAGGTGAACGCTCATGCTTTTTCTCGTTTTGAAATAGCACCCCTTTGCCCATCTGGGCGATATGTCCGTTAGCCATTGTTGATTTCCTTTCTAATAGCTTGTAATCGTGATAAGAACTTCGCTGTTGTATTGCCATCAAATGTTTTTGTATAGGCTTCATTGACTTCCCTGAACTTTTTGATCTTCTCGAACTTCTCCTCAGCCGTCATCTTGCTAGATTCATGGATCTTGGCGTGCATCTCTGCAAACCCCTCGATCCAATCTGCTTGACAGATATAGCGTGCATAAGGTTCTTCAGTGCCTGGCACATACATCGGTATAGCCATGTCAGGGATGTCATCGGGAATAGCGCTAAGATCAACGATATTAGGCACTACTGATCCCATGTCTTTTACTTCTCTAGGCTTGGAGGTCGGGCTTTCAAAGTTTTCGACTTCATCGGGTGAGTAGAAGCCCGTAACAGATCCTGGGAAAACTGATCTAATCCCCTCTGAAATACAACGGCTTCGTAGCATCGCTCTGGGGAACTTTTGCCATCCGCTTCCTGGTTTAACAAGACCGATTTTGGTAGCTTGCTCAATTGTCCATGTAACCGCAAGGTCACCCCCGTTGGGGTGTGAAAAAACTCCTGTAACTTTGTCATCTTTGTAATCCTTCCATTCGACTTTGCCACCTGCGTTTTGAAAGCGTGCCAGCATTGCATCTGCCTTAAGAGCTGGTCTGCCCTGAATAATATGAAAATCCCGTGCTGCTGTAGCGGGATGTAACCCTTCAGCTTGTGCTACTGCCATCAGTGCTAAGACTGAATTTTTATCCTTCATGCCAAACAAACCACTGGCAGCAATAGCGGTAGCCATCTGCTCCATCTCTGAATATGCGACTAAATTACTCATGTTAATTTCTCCATAATAGTTAGGACTGTATCTATGACAGAACTGGCTGTCATCACCCATATTGCAAAATCTATGTTATTCATTTGACTAAGAACCTCCGAGAACCTGGCTGCTCAATAACAAACTTCTCATAAATATCGGGCATACCTTGTTTAAATAGATCTGCTGAGAACCGCTTAGATGACTTTGCTGACTTCCAAGTAACTAAGCTAGTGCCATCGACTGCTCTGATCTCCTCTGCTGATCCCATGAGATTACGGATCTGCACCTCTATATTTTCCTCAGCGCTCTCAAGATGCTTAATCTGATTCTTAATATCTTTAAGTTGAGCAATAGCCATTTCGACCTGCTGAGTAGCCACCAGCGCAGCACTATTGCTTTCGGGGTACATGATCTTAGTTTGCTCAATGGTTTCTGCTGGCGGGAGCGTTCCTGCTTGGCAAAACCCCCATACAGTAGCCATCTTCTTGATGAGATCATCTTTTTCAGCATCTGTAATATTGAACTCAAAAGTGCAAAATTCTTGTCCACCAAAAAGCACAGCAAGGACAATATTAGTAACACCATGACAAGCAGCTTCGTGTATGAGTTGTGCATAATCAGCATCAGGAATCCGATTAGTGTCAGTATCAAATTTCCCACGAACTCCAGCATTGTAGTTTTTGGCTTCAACAAGTGTAGAACCATCGCTACTAATGAAATCAAAATGACTACGAAACCAATCATGCTTTGGATGAGTAATGCTGTAGTCTGCATCTTTTAATTCCTTCTTTAGCTTGTCTTGGGCTAGTCTGCCAATTAAAGGCTGCATGATGTGACCGAACTGCACCGCTTCAATATGAGATAAATCAGGGATCTCCTTTTTGCCCTGCTTTTCTAGGATGACATCCACCATCTTGCCATTAGCGACCTTACGACTGTCACCCGACCAGATAGCGGATTTACGCACCTCTGGCGCAAAATCAGCTTGATCATTCATTCTGTCACCTCAATTAAAGTAGCAATAATCTGCCTGTAGTTAGCAACACGAGAATTAAATAGGTCAATTTCTTCTCCAAGCGCATCAATCTCCTTCTTGAGCTGATTGATCTCATCACACATTTGAATGATTTGATCGTCTTGGCGTGCTACTAATAGCTTGAGTTTTTCTTGCTCTGCATCCTTGTTTAACTGGTCAAAAGTAACCTTAATCCCTTTTGGAACTGGGAAAGGTGTCTTAGGTTTGTTTTTACTGCCTTTTGGTCTGCCTTTTGTTGCCATGATTAACTCCTGTAGTTAGGTTATTTGCCGAATGGGATAGTGCTTAAATCATCGAGATCGGCATCCTCGGTGATCGGTTCAAACCAGACAGCATCCTTACCGCAATAGCTATCATGCTCTCGGTATATATGGGCGCTGGTATAAAGGGTTTTGCCCGTTACTCTGCTGACAGAAGGGCTAACGCTACATTCAAGTGATGTAGGTCTAAGATTCTTGCAATCCTTGCAATAATTCATGATTAGATCCTTTAATAAATAGTTAGGTGTTTACTACAGTTATGACTTTACTACATTATTTGCATTATGTGCAAACTTAATTCGTTCAAGTTGTAGTTTTTCTGCAAAACTACTTGGGGTTCTCGCATTTGGGGTTCTCCTGTCTTGGTGTTGGTTCTGTTTTGACAATAAGATCACCGAATTGATTGGTGTAATGTTCATATCCCATCTCCTTTGCGTGTATGCGTATGCGTGCCTGTGTGCGTGTGTGCTGCTCTAGCCATTTTGCTGCGTCATCATCTGCTTTACTCATTACATTACCCTTTCCCATACTGAAATAACGCTAATTGTTGGTGAATATGTCAAAACTTCTGCTTCTGCTTCCTCTGGTGTGTCTGCATCAATTTCTAACCAGTTTCTTTTAAGGTCTAGTTCGTTTTCATTTTCTTTGGTAAACACTATGTATCTATTGGCTTTTAACATCTGATTTTCCTTTCAAAGCGTGGTTAAAATTACTGCACTTGCATGGTTAAAAAAACTGTGGTTAAATTCGTCTGTCGGTGTGGAACCCGTATTGATAGAAGCCCTCAATGGGTGTTTTGTAGGTTTAGGAAAGTGAAGCAAGCCCATTTTCTTAAGCCGTTCCACTACAAAGCACCTTTTAAGGGCTTTTTCTTTTGGGGTTCTCTCTGATAATACGGAGCTTTGAACCAGCTCTCCCGTATGGTGTAGCACCAAAGGGAATAAACGAGATTGGCTAGTATCTGGAGGACCGTCACTGGAAAGCACCTCTTTAGTTAAGCAATCAACCGATAAACGATAGCTACCTCTCATTTTGAGAGATAACCGCCTAAAGCGGTTCTGGTGCTTAGCAATTCGAAAACTCGATGGGGTTCTCATGGGGTTCTCACAATACTAAGAGCAAACCGACCAACAAAATCAAACCAAAAACTGAGAGAGTATCTAGCACCTGATCCATGCGTATATGCATGCGTAGGTATGCCCATGCGCTCATGCGTAGGGGTGTTTTCTTAATGAATAGATGACGATCAATAGTAAAAATATCTTTATTTCTCATAATATTCTTTCAAAATAGTTAAAACGGTTTAAAAGCGATATAAAGCGATAAAACAGGGTAAGTGATACCTAAGTACCACTGCCCTATTAAAAACGCCTAGAATAGCGATCCTGCCTTGTTTACTGATATCCAAGCATTAAACGAAAGAGCGGTTAACCCTTGCTTAGCACATAAGTAACAATATGCGCTGTATTTATCCTTAGCGCTCATGCTAAACCCTCCCGTATATCCTTGTTAACTTGTTTGATCCAGGCATCATTTAGAATTGCTTGCTTTTCAATTTCAGGATCTAAGATTGTTTTTTCCTGCTTTAATTCGTGGATAAGATATAAAACCCCTGCCTGGATTGATCTCACAATGTCGGCAAGATCATTGCCTGGCACATCCTCCACAGCCCAAAACGGATATGCTTTCTCAAAATCCTCTTTTCTGATCGCTTTAAGTAAGTTTTGCTCACTCAATCGCTCATCCCATTCAGAGAATAGAGATCCCATTGCAATATCCAAAACCCGCTTTTCTATCTGTTTCTGATCCATTTAATCCTCCAATAGTTAGGTATTGATTAGCAAGTGCTAATCCTGCAAGGCACTGTAAACAATGCCCTGCAAGTTAGTACTAGGCTGCTGCCTGGTTTGTAATTACATCTAGGTTATTGATGTAATCGGCTGCCTTTTGAGCAAGTGCAGCAGCGTTAAAAATTGCCTTGTTATCGTCTTTTAAACACTTTAGCCAAGATCCGATATAGTCAGCGTGGCGTAAATCTCCCTGGATGCCGTAATCCTGGCATAAAAACGCTGCTCCCAATTCAGCCACTAATTCCTCAAAGGCATAAGCGGTATCCGCAAAACGCTTGCCTTTTGTACGATCTAAACGATGTTTTGCTCCGCTCCAGTGAGTTAACTCATGTAAAACAGTGGCGTAATAATTGCTCTCATCAATAAAAGTGTTTTTTGCTGGCATTGTGATGCTATCTTCACTAGGTCTATAAAATGCCTGGCTGCCGTTATGTTTGATGTTTGCTCCAGTTTTGAGGATGCGATCCTCAAGAGCTGGCACTGGATTGAAAGCAGGCAGCACTGGTTTAGTTTGCTCAAATTCAATTCCTTCAACCTGGGCAGCGTTAAACACTACATAAGATTTTAGGCAATGATAGATAGATTGTTCAATATTGCCGTTTTCAGGGTTTACAGTATCTTTAGCAATTGGAGAGTAGAAAACAATATGAGTGCCTTTTTCTCCTTTTTTGACTGATCCTCCTAGATCCTGCCATTGTTTGAAGGATGCCCAGTAAGGCATTGCAAAACCTGACATACCTAGAATTAAACGATTGATACCCTGGTATGGTTTCTTGCTAATGATGTTTTGATCTTCAGCGCTGCCCGCTTTCCAGGGTTTAATCCAGGGAGCTGCTCCGCTCTCTAATTCAGCAATGATGCGATCAGTAACCTGTTGATAGATTTTGTTTTCCATGATGTATAGCTCCTTGTAGTTAGGTTATGAGATTAGATCCCATAGGTATGATTATACATAAATATAGAAATATGCAAACAATCAAACAATAATTTTTTCTATCGTTGTTTTAAAACCAATAGTCTGATACTATGGCGTTACAATAGTTTATATAGATATGATCTATAGTCTATATAGACCTATTAGCTATTTACTATAGTTTGTATAGGTGCTTAGTCAATAGATGTATAGATAGACTGGTAGATAAATTGAATGGCTTGGGGGTTTACTCTTTTCTCGCTCTTGAGAAAACAGAAAAGGGTATCGCGATACTTACACGCTAAAACCTACTCTTTTATACATATATAGGCTTATATTGGCTACCAGTAACCGATACCGATAGATCTAGACTGATTACGACCAAGTGAATGGGTTTGAGTTAGGTGGAGTGCGTACCCCTCTCCAATTCCACCCCAAAAAAAAATCTA